TTGGATGATGTCCAGTTTCTATTAGAACCTTGCTCAACAAATCCACCAATAACAACATGTTCGTCTTTGATGAAGTTAACTGCCTCTGGTGGTGCAGCAATAGAAACGATTGGTGGACTTGCTGGATTGTACCCAACTCCTCCACTAACAACTGATAGTGATACTACTCCACCGTCTTGGATGGTGGATTCAATGATACCACCAGTTCCTCCACCACCAGATAACGTTACAGTTGGTGCTGTGTTATATCCAGTACCAGCAAGAGTTACTGTTGCTCCAGTGATTGTACCACTTGCATCAACGCTAACTGTTCCAGTAGCTTGTTGTCTGGTAGTAAGACCAAGATTAAGGGTGGTGATGTTGCTGAACTCTCTTTCAATATCGTCAACTTCGTCAATTCCTGTGTCAAACTTGTCCGCGCCTTGCTCGTAGAGCTCTGCAGTAAGAATATAAAAATACTGTTTCCCCAATTGGAAGAATGGTTGCTCCCTTTCAACATATTTGATTTCGTAAATATCTTCTGTTAGTGGGTAGTAAATGAGATCTCCCTCATTAGGTCTACCCTCTACTGATAGATTTAGTGCAGGATTTGCAGACTGCTCCCATCTCCTACGTGATACTACAAAAGTAATTTCGTCTGTAATTCTAAGTCCAAACTTACTCACAAACTCAGAACCAGCACCAAAACCCTCTACATTCACTAGCATCATTTCAATCATGTAACTCTGATTGAATTCAGATTGAATGACTTCTCCTAGAGTTTTATCCTTTAGACTTACTCTAGGTAGATAAAATACATCTGCACCAAACAGTTTGATCTGCTCATCCACAAGATCCTGTACGAGATTCTGTTCTGTTTTATTACCGCCATGTTGGGGAAAGTAAACCTTTTTCATCCGATCATGTCCATTGGGGGCAATTCAAATGTGCTAGATGATTTTGCCATCATCTCGGCAATCTCATTTACTGCATCTGTATATAACTCTCTACCATTCATACTGACACCACCAGGAAGTTGGATGCCATTGAACTTAATTAAGTTTTGACCCCACTGTCTTTTAATCAGTGCTGTGGTATATTTTTTGACAAAAGGATCATTATAAACTTGCGTAAAAGTATCTGGATCTAATGCTCTGTAACAATCAATAATGACATATACATCTTCGTCAAGCATGTCCTTACCAACATCTAGATAAAGTCTATCTTGACGTTGATTAAATCTAAACTCTACGAATGATCCGTTGTTTAGAACCATGTCAATAGTTTCCATCCATTGCTTAACCATGTAGTAGTTAAGCATGTCAAGGGAACCAACTGCATATAGATCGTTCAGAAAGATCTGATACTCAATACCAAATAGGTTATTTCTGATGGCATTACTCGCAAGTCCGAAAACTTTAGAAATTCCCATAACGTGAGGTGGGATAGAGATGTATCTGTTTCTCTCTTCCCAAACGTCACCATTGATTGTTGTGGTAGTATCTGAAGTTTCAAACTTAGTTTCATCAGCAGCAGTAAACTCATGCTTGAGGTACATGCGCTCAACACCATCGTAATGACGCTCTCTGTAATACTGCAGAGCATCATCAATAGCATCTTCAATCTGATCATCGTCTACGTTGATCTCCAGAACTGGGAACCCTAACTGTCTAAGACAATAGTCCCTTAGCTCGGTCCTACTGGCAGGCTGAGCCATACGATATACCTATAGTTTTCCTAGAGGTATTTATAATTTGGTTCTGATCTCATCACCAACAACTAAAATATCCAATTCTGTATTATCGTAAAGTTCTACGGCATCTCTTACATAACCAGCTATTGGTCTTCCACCAACATTTAAAGATGTGTTGAGGAGCATGGGAATTCCTGTTCTCTGTTTGAATGAATTTAGTAACTTATAATAGTGTGAGTTTGAATCAGAAACCGTTTGTATTCTACATGTACCATCAACGTGAGTAATTGCAGGAAAAGAGTCTGATAACACCTTTGTTACGAAGAGCATGTACTCACTAGGAGCAGACCAGTCAAAGTATTTACTTACATCATTTTGTAATACAGATGCACCAAACGGTCTGTAATGTTCTCTGTGTTTTACTTTTTTGTTAATAAAGTCTTTTCCATCTGGTAGAGATGGGTCCATTAAAATACTTCTGTTTCCCAAAGCTCTGGGACCTACTTCACCATGTCCTTGATACCATCCAACAATTTTTCCTTGAGCAAGATACTCGGAAACTTTTTCTATAGTCTCATCAGATGGTTCCGTATCTGGTGCTTCATCAGATTGCCAGAATGGAAACCCATCAGTTGAGAATGGTTCTTGATCGTAGTATTGTCTTAGAAATTCTACGCAACCTAAAGACAATCCTTCATCAGCACAGTGTGGTGGTATATGAATATTTGGGAACCTTGAAATTAATTCATTGTTGATAACAGTATTTTGTGCTACTCCTCCCGTATAACCAAAAGCATCAGTATCTTTTAAATACTCTCCAAAAAATTTAGGAAACAGATCTTCAAATTTTTTATGAGCAGTACACAACCAATCTACAGTTTTTTCAAATGTGGCATAGATGTCAGATGTATTTCTCAGTGTGTATGATGAGAATGAGTCATACAATTCTTGATTGATTTTACCATGAGACTTAAGTCCCATCAACTTACCAGCAAAATCTTGATCATGCCCTGTCATGTCAAAACGATAACCAACCTCTGCGAGGATTCTACCGATAGATTCCATGTTCCTCACAGTCTCAAAAGACTCTAAGTTATTTCCTTTAAAAAAAGAAAATCCCCTTTCGTGATCTCCCCAACCGTCCATGACAATGTGAGTATCAAAATTTTTACCTGAAGTCCAAAGACTCAATGCATGTGCGTAGTGATGATCCAATCTAAAAACAGGACAATCTAGTTCACTAAAAAGTTTTATATTAACCTGTTCAAATAATTTATTTGAATCATATGTAAATGATTCATTTACATGCCAACTAGGATGTGCTACAACTGCTATAGCATCAATGTCATTAAAATTTCCACCAACAAAATTAACTAAATCCTTAACGAATAAAGGGTCATCAAAATCGCTATAGCAATGATGTTTTATTTGATGCTTTCTCTCACTCTTAAGATATTTGACATTGACGCCATCTGAGTAAGAAATGTTTGCATCGTGCTGATCAATTCTTATTCCAATAAATCTCATATCAAATCTGCCTGAAATAAAATATTCAAACAGGTTCTATACGAAGACCCTTTTGGCGAAATTCCATTATGAACCCAGTGAGATGGAAACATAACAGCGTCTCCAGCAACATGTGGAGATATAATTTCTTCTCCCTCTGGAGTTATAATCCTTGTCCCTGTTCCTGGGTTATCGTTCAAATAGTATATGATACTCCAATGATTTGGATCTAGAATATCTGTATGTTCCAACCCAATTGAATTTGAATGATAGTAATTCCAAAAATATCTTTTTACTTTGAGGTTTCTAAATGCTGCAGAAGTAGCAACTCCGTTCACTTTAACAGTTCTATTCAAAACTAACATGTAGATTAGTTCTGCGTAAAAGTTTAAATCATCCATATGAGGATCTTTAAAATTGTCATCTATAAAAATCCATTCACTTTCAACACGTATGGAATTACTTGTTTTGTCTCTATAAGAACAAATGATACTTCCCGCATCTGTACCACCATATGCTTTTTGAAAAATGTCAATAGGCATACGACTAGTTACAATATTCCATCTGCTATGTCCTAGCAAACGTTTGAGTAGTAAATCGTTTACTTCTCTCTGTAATACAGATTTGTAGAAATTAATTCCGTTTGGGTTAAACATGATGTTGCGATTCAAAAATAATATTTAAACAGCACCTATGATCTAAATTAGATGGTGGAGTTCCTGTGTGAATATAATGAGAGGGAAACAATACTGCATTCCCAGCAACGCTAGGAACTAAGATCTCTTCATTTGTTTCTTTGTCAATAACTCTTGTTCCAGCTCCTTTTACATCATTCAAATAGTAAATAATACTCCAATGATTTTCATCAAGAGTATCAAAATGTTCTTCTGCACAAG